TGCAGAGCATGAAAGAATCGATCCTTTTTATGACGGAGTACTTTCAACGATCCAGACGGTTCGAGAATATATCAAGAAAATGCGTAAGGTGGATGAAGCGGAAGGAGAGAAACAGATGAAAGAGATTATAGCAGATAGCAAGTTTGAGCATATCGAAGAAATTAAGCCGTTTTTCTGGTGGACAGGAAGTTTAAGCATAGAGCAGGCAATCACACACTTGACAAAGCGGTACGATGAAGAGGAAGCACACAAACTGTTGGATGAAAAGTTAGAATTTGTGTCTGGCTACATGAGGAACAATCACGGAGCTGTCGAGCAGTACGGAATCTACCTCATTCCGGAATTCATGCTTGGATATGATGACATAGAGATTGTGATTGTAGCAGCATCCGAAAACGAGCGGGCTACGGTGGTATTCTCGGACATTCCGGTAGTTAAGCGAGGTGAAAAATGACAAGGCAAGAGCAAGAGGATCAAGCGCAGCTTGAGTGGCTGCGGAAATGGAAAGAACGACGGAAGGAAAAAAGAAACGTGAGAAAAAAGCCACTGTTTTATAAGATTCTAAGGAAACTCGGAATCATAAAGGACTACGAGGAAGATATAAGAACAAGAATGGAGATGTGCGAAAGAGCAATAAAGGCAAATGTATGTCCTGAAGATTGCGACATTTGCGCATGGGACACGAAGGGAGGGATTGATTACAATGGTTATATTACGACCAGTAGGAACAATAGGAAACCGTCTGAAGTATCTAAGAAAAATCAGAGGACTGACAAGAGAAGAGGCAGCAGTCAAGTTAGACATGAGGGAGGAAAGACTACAAGATCTTGAAACAGGAAGGAAAGGGCTGACGCTAGGAGAAGCAATCAAATATGCAGATACATATAATGTGTCCATAGATTATATAGCAGGGAGAAAGAAAGTTGAATATTGAAGATGCAATCAGAATTATTAAGGGGTTGGATACATCCAACAGTGAAGAAAACATCGAAGCAAAGAAAATGGCAGTTAAAGCATTAGAGAAGCAGAGACAAAAGAAAATTGAAACATGGAACGGACAAGCATCGTGCCCACGCTGCAAATTTTGCGGGCAGGCTCTTGATTGGAGTGATGAACAGTGAAAAGAAGTACAGACACACGCTGGAGTCCTGCAGAGATCCAGCAGAACCAAAAAGAACATTATGCTGCTATGGCAGAACATCCACCTGATCGGAAGGCAGACGAGAAGTTTCATCGGCCAGCATGCCAGGCAGGAAAGCTGATCGAAGCGCAGGGGCAGCAGTTGTGGCATGGAGATGTAGCAGAATACTTGGCGAGAAAGTACAAGATAGGAGATGATGCCAATGGAGAAGAGACTGGAAGAGAACAATGTAAAAAACGAGAACGACAGGAAGAAAACCTATCTCAGGGCATACAGAAAACATGGGAAGAGAATCAAGAGGATCGAATCAGAGATTGAAGAGATCAGGAATATGAAGATGTATCCTTCATCGAATAATGATGGGATGCCACATGGATCCAATCAAAGCGATTTAAGTTCTTACGTGGCAGCTCTTCAGGAAAGAGAGGACAAGCTGTATCAAGAGGGAGTAAAGCAGGTACAGACCTATAAGGACATAGAATACAGAATTAATGAGTTAGATGATCAGGACGAAAGAGATGTTATGTTCTACAGGTATATCAAAGGATTTGAGTGGTGGCAGATAGCACAACTCATGGAATACAGTGAGAGCTGGATCTACGAGTTACATGGGAGAGCACTGAAAAAGATTCAAATTAATTAAAGAGTGGAGTTCACTGGAGTTTTGCTCATGCTAATATGGTATTGTCGAAAGACGGACAGATACTTCTACAATACTCCTTGGAAAAGACACCTGAATGCCAGCGGGTGTCTTTTGTGCGTGAGGGAAAGAAAATGACAGACAGAGAAGCAAAAGCATTTTACAATGCAGCGGCATGGAAACATAAGAGGATGCAGATACTTGAGAGAGATCACTATGAGTGCCAGGACTGCAGAAAGAGATTGAAGGATGCAGTGGCAGCAGGCCGCATCCTGCAAGGAGAAGACAGAAAGATCAGAAGAGCTGAAGAGGTGCATCATATTGTTGAACTAAAAGAGCATCCGGAGCTAGGGTTGGAAGATGACAACCTGATCAGTCTATGTGTGAAGTGTCACAATCTGCGACATGGAAGGACTCCAAGAAGATTCCAAAGAAAGAAGAAGCTTGCGAGCAAAGAAAGATGGTAGCTACACTGAGGGCAGACATAGCTTAGGAGGAGACAAGCGGACGGTGCAAGCCGTCGCATGTGCGGTTCGAGTCCGCAGCTGTCCTCAATTTTTAAATAGACCCCCCGGTAAATTCTCAGCGATTTTTCCTGAGTGAAGAACGGGGATGTAGCCATGACTCTGGAGAAATTTTAAAATCTCGCGTGAAAAGGGCAGGGGGGGTCAAATTTCAGGACTCACTATAAGAAGGAAAGCTTTCAGATAACTTCAAAAGAGGCTTAAAAAGAGCGAAAAAAGAAGTGAAAAATTGATAAAAATGGCATGATTTGAGTGAAAAAGGTGGTGAAAAGATTGACTCAGAGGAAGAAAACACTGACACAGACGGAGATAAAAGAATCGTTAGTAAAGCAGTTGAAGTTGCGTGGAATGAACGCAGAATTCTATAAGGATTTAGTTGATGATTATGTATATTATTGGTCATTGAAAAAGAAACTGATTGCAGATATTAGGAAAAAAGGAATCCGGTATGAGACCATCAATGGGAATGGTGTCAGCGTAGAAAAAGCGAATGAATCTGTGGTCAATCTGCAGAAGACTACAGCAACCATGTTAAAGATTCTTGCAGACCTGAAACTGAAAGAACCAATTCCGGAACCGGAGCAACCGACTGATGGTTACTTGTAAGGAAATTGACGACTATCTCAAATATGCCGAAGAGCATCCGAAATGGATAAATAAAAAGAGAAAATTACTGATAGAAAACATCGTGAAGCCGACATTGAAGCGAAACGATGTTTTTTTTGACGAAAAAACATATAGGAACTGTCTACAGTACTGCAAAACAAATTACTACGAACTATTTCCATTCCAAAAGTTCATTTATGCCTTTGCATTTATGTATGTGGATGACATTCCAGTATTTTCAAAGTTCTTCATCAAGGAAGGACGTGGAAATGGTAAAGATGGATTCATCGTGCCGCTGGTAAATTTCTTTCAGACTCCGCTCTACGGAGTGAAAAATTACCATGTTGAAATTGTGGCGAACTCAGAGAGCCAGGTTAAGGACACATTCAAGGTAGCTTATGACATGCTACATGATAATCCAAAATTCAAGGGAAAGTTTTCGGTCACAAAGGAACTTATCACGAACCTGGCAACAGGATCGGAGATGAAATACAACACTTCGAACGCAAAGACCAAGGATGGTAAGCGAACAGGATGTCTTGTCCTGAACGAAATCCATGCCTACGAGAACTATGACCAGATCAATGTATTTGAATCCTCTTTTGGTAAGGTCAAGCATTCGAGAGAGTTTATTATCACAACAGATGGCTATGTCAGAGACGGTCCGTTGGATGAAATTTCGGCAATGTGTGCAGAAATCTTGGAGACGGGAGAGAATCTGCTAGGGTACTTCCCTTTTATTTGCGAGATTGATGACATGAAGGAAGTTGATGATCCGGAGGCATGGCATAAGGCGAATCCGTCGATGGAATATATGCCGATTCTTGCGAATCAGATCATGCATGATTATCTGGAAATGAAGAAGATTCCGTCAAAGCGTGCTGAATTTATTACAAAACGAATGGACAGATCGGCACGAAAGGAAGAGGAGACGGTCACAACATGGCAAAATGTCCTGAGAGCATGTTATGAAGGCGAGACAATGGAAGAACTGGAACGAAAGATTCCGCGGATAACATTGGACACGCGAGGACAGGCAGCAGTGATCGGCATTGACTATGCGGATGTGCGCGACTTCGCGTCTGCAGGTATTCTGACCAAGACAGATGATGGAGAATGGATATGGAGACAACACACATGGATCTGTGCAGACTCTCCGTTTATTGATTTCATTAAATTTCCATTGCGAAATGCTGGACAAGCAGAATTTGAGGACTTTGAAGTTGTTCCTGGACCAGTAATTGACGTGAATCTAATTGTTGATTGGTGCATGGAGCAGATGCGAAGCTACGAAGTTAAGAAAATCGCAATGGACACATATAGATACACCTTGTTCAAGCAAGCCTTTGAGGAAAGAGGACTCACGATTGAAGACAAGAAGAATCCGCATGGCATTGTCAGACTGATTCGAAAGATAACATCAGCCACTGGGATCATCGCACCGTTCATCCAGTCCATGTTCTCACAGGGGATGATCAACTTCGGAGCATCAGCAATCATGCGGTGGTACACGAATAACACAAGCGTGAGCGAGGATAAGTTTGGAAATAAAAATTTCGGCAAGATAGAACCGAAATTGAGAAAAAATGATGGATTTATGGCTTTCGATGTGGCTATGTTCTGCAAGGATGAGCTGGAAGTTCAGATAATCTATGTTTAACAGGAGAAGAGAAAATGTTTGATTTTTTATTCCAAGACAGGAACAAAGAAATACAGTCTTTGGCAGAAATCATTGCAGTTGACATGGAAAAGCTGAATCTTTCAAAGCTTGCCATCGAGAAAGCAATTATGATGATCGCCAAGGCAATAGCAAAGTCTGACATACTGATCCAGACGGAGAGCAAAGAAAAACACAAGAAAGAATACAGGCTAAACGTACAGCCCAATGACAACGAATGTGGGACAGTGTTCTGGACGGAAGTGGTTAAGCAGCTGCTAACAGAACAAGAAGCTCTGATTATTCCGCTAAGTGGTAAATATTACAGAGCGACATCATGGTCACACACGAATGAAGTGATGATGAAGCGAGTTTACAAAAATGTGATGTTAAGCTGCGGAGGTGAAAATCTTACAATTTTCAGCACATTTCAATCTGATGAAGTGATTCATCTAAGATATGACAATGCAAGGATTCGATTGTACTTACAGAATGTAGTAGGGCAATTTGATAAGACGATGGATTCCATTAATGCAATGATGCAGCTGTCCAGCCAACCGAGATTCAAACTGAAGCTTGGAACGAATGCATTATCATTCAGAGAAAAGCAGGCAGATGGTACAGACAAGGTAATGACAAAAGACCAGTATGTTTTAAAAATTAAAAAACTACTGACGTCAGATACCCTTGAAGTTTTAACAGAACAAGAAAATGCATCCGTGGAACAGCTGCAAATAAATACAGCAGTGAAAGCTGAAGAACTGGCAAAGATGGCTTTGCAGATCAATAATGAGGTAGCAAATGCTTTCGATATTCCAGAGGCTGTATTTAATGGCAATATCACAGAAAAATCAGATGCAACAAATGAATTTATCACATATGCTGTCAGTCCGGTAGCAGAAGTGATAAATGATACTTTGACAGCTTATGTTGTCGGAGAGGATGATTACTGCAGTAAAAACGAGAAAGTCATGGTATGGCTTGCACGCTTTAAACATGTTGATGTTGTAGACAGTGCAGTAAATCTTGATAAACTCAGAGGAATTGGATTCCATCTCGACGAAATCAGAGGGATGGTCGGATATCCGTTACTCAATACAGAATTCAGTACAGAGCGAGCTCTGACAAAGAATTACGGAGGGGAGGGAAGCAACAATGCGGCACAAGAAACTTGATTCATAGGAGGTGATCCAATTATCTCGGAGCTGTCCGTTAAACAGTAATAACAGGGAAAGGAAAAGAACATGGAACAGAAAAAAGTTGTGTATAGATTCCAGCAAACGGATAACGTGCATGAGATTTTCATTTTTGATGAGATTAGAAAAATTGGTCCGTTCAATTGGGATACATGGCAGTATGATGACTCTGAGACATCAGCCAAGCATTTCAAGGAACTTCTGGATGCCATTCCGGAAACAGATGAGATCAAGATCTATTTCAACAGCAATGGTGGAAGCGTAGACCAGGGGACAGCCATTTACAACATGCTTCAACAGCATGGATCCTATAAGACGGGAATTGTAATGGGCGGATGTCATTCTATCGCATTTACAATTTTGCAGGCGTGTGATAAGCGTATCATGGGACAGGGAACAACAGCCATTATTCATGATATGTGGGAGACAGTTACAGGAAATGCAGCAGATCTGAGGGCAGAAGCAGACAATCTGGATGTAGCAATGGACAGTTGTGTGGCTCTGTTCATGCAGCGGGCTACGGTTTCAGAAGAAGAGCTCCGGGAGATGATGCATAAGACTACAACCTTATCTCCACAGAAGGCTCTGGAGTATGGATTGATTGATGAGATTGGCGTTGCGCAGAAGGTGGAAGATCCGGATATGAAACTGCAGGAGGTAATCAAAGAAAACAAGGCACTTCAGATGGAACTGAAAAGCAGAAATGAGCATCAGAAGCAGTTAGCTGAGTTCTATCAGCTGACTCATAAGAAAAAAGAAAAGACGGAAGAAAAGGATAGCACCGGTTGGGGTGCATTTTTTGGTTAGGAGGAAATGAAGAATGAGGATTGAAGATTTAAGCCAGGAAGTAAAAGACAAAGTGAAACAGCTTCTGGACAATGCACCGGCAGATCAGAAAGCAGAAGCAATTATGCAGTCAATTGAAATGATCGATGAAGCAATGCACGCCGATCTGATTAAGCAGGTAGTAGCAGAGGCAGAAAGAGCAAGTAGAGATGCAGATTACAAGAGACAGCTTGGACTCCGTAACCTGTCTCAGAAAGAAAAGAAATTCTACGAGAATTTTAAGGACATCAAGCAGGCGTTCACAGCAAACCAGATCGACATCATTCCGACAGAGATTATTGATCGTACACTGGATGATGTTAAGAAAGCATCGCCAATCCTGAAACTTGTAAATATGGCACCGGCAAACGTGAAGAAATGGATTGTGGCATCTCATTCAGGTGCAGCGGTTTGGGGTCCTCTTACGGACGCTATCAAAGGCGAACTTTCAGCAGAGGTAACAGCTCTGAATATTGACCTTCACAAGCTCACAGCTTACCTTGTTATTCCAAAATCAATCAGAGAGCTGTCTATGGAATTCGTTGACAGATATTTCATGGCTATTCTGTCTGAGGCCATGCAGGACGGACTTGTAAAAGGATACCTCGATGGAGATGGAAAGACAGGTCCAATCGGAATCTTTCGTCAGATTGGAACCGTAGAGTCAGCCGGAACAAATAAAGCAAAAACTGTTCTCACTACGGTTACAAAATTCTCTCCGAAGGGACTTGCTCCGGTGAGAAAAACTCTTACTAATGATGGAAAACGTGTGGTTGATAAGCTCTATCTTATCTGCAATCCGTCAGACGAAGCAGAATATGTGGATCCGTGTATGTACGGAGAGGCTCTGACAGGCGGATATGTCAACAAGTCATTCATTGACATCGAAAAAATTGTTGATGCTAACTGTCCAAAAGGAAAGGCTGCATTTACAATCGCCGGATACTACACAATGGGAACAGCAGGAGTTCGCGTTGATGAGTATGATCAGACAAAAGCGATTGAGGATGCAGATCTTATCGTGGCAAAATGCCACGCAAACGGTCGTGCAGTTGATGACAACGTTGCAGTTGTCTTTGATGTTACAAAGCTTGAAGAGTACGTTCTTCCAGTAAATCAGGTAACAGTGCCGAAACAGGCCTAAGCTAGAGCAGGAGGCGGGACATGAACGAGAAAGAAATTGCCAGTCTTGTAGAAGAAATGCGGGAAGAGTTCCAGATCCCGCCATACTACGAGGACAAGCAACTTGCAAATTTGGCAAAAGAAGGTGAACACGCAGTTGGGAGATTGAATCCCGGCTGCAGTATCACAGAAGACTTGACCTATCGAATGCTATTGAAAAATTATATGTATTATGCTTACCATCACAGAGTCAGCGAGTTCATGGAAAATTATTCCAGCATGATCTTGACCTGGCAGATGGAGACGGAGGTGGATGCAGATGGCAATGCCTGAGTATACAGACGGAGTCTTAGAACTGTATGAGATAACAAATGATGAGTCAGAAGACTATCCGGAGGAGAGACTTAAGTACAGCGGATTACGTATTTGGTATCGTGAGCTTGCAGTGTACGACACGACAAGAGCCAAACTGTCAGCAGACAGCGTTGAGGTAACGTATAAGCTTGCAATACCGCAGTATAAGAAAATCAACAGCAAATGCATCTGTCTTATCGATGGGGAACAGCATGAAATCTATAATATTGCTCATACAACTACGAAAGATGGATTTAAAGAGTCGGAGCTGACATTGAAGACACCGGCATATGAAAGAGAGGTAATCGATGACACAGAAAGAACTGAGTGAGATCTTGCACGATATTGGCTGTCCTGTGAATGAGGGAGTCAGTAGTCTCAAAAATGAAAAGGTATTCCCAAGAATTGATTACTGGGAGATTATGTGGGAAGACACAATGGCATCCGGAGATGATTATGAGAACGAGATTACATGGCAGATTAGTTTTTATGCTAGAAAACCACGCAATCCGAAACTGATCGCACTGAAAAACCGTCTGAATGAGCTTGGCTACCATCCGACCATTGCTCACGAATACGTGACAGAAGACCGTGTATGGCATTCTTACTTCTCAATTACAACTGACGGAGTGATTGGATGAACAGCGAGATTACATTTTACGATGGAGGGCTTGAAGACTTCGAGGAGCTGCTGAAACAGTATTCCGAGAACGTAAGCCCGGACAAAGCACTTGACGCAGTGGAAGAGGGGGCAAAGGAGTTCGTGAATGATCTTCTGAGACTCCCAAAACCACGAAGTCAGATCACCAAAGCGGGGTACACGCATATCGTGAGTACATTCGCACTGGAAAGAACTGACAGCGGAATTAAGGTTGGATGGGGCAAGTATTACGGTCCAATGCTTGAGCATGGAACCAGGAAGATGGCAGCAAGGGCACACTTGAAGCCACTCTTTGAAAGAAACAAGGAAAAATACTACAAGAAGATGACAGAGAGCATCTTCGGTTAGGAGGTTGACTAATGTCTATTAATACAAAAAAACCGGCTATGAAACAGACAGTCGGTGCACAGTATATGTGTTTTGCTGATGCAACAGAGGACAACGAGTACAACGGTACTTATGAAGCTGATGTTGAGAAGACAGAGGTTGTGAAGAGTGTAAAAGTCACAGAAAACTCTGAGACGAGTGATGCGTATGCATCCGGAAAGATTTACGATTCTGATTCACCAATGTCCAGTATTGATATCGAGGTATCTGTGATCGCATTCCCGGACGATACAATCTCCAGGATGCGTGGAGAGACAAAAGGGACAAGTGGGCTTATCCTTGCCGGAGGAAACAGTGAAAGACCATTCTTCGCTTATGGCAAGGTTGTGAAACTGAAAAATGGAAAATCTCGTTATGAGTGGTTCCCAAAATGCAAGCTTGTTGAGAACTCCGATGATATTGCAACATCTGAAGAGAAAGCAAGTGAGCAGACAGACACGATCAAGATTAGAGCATATCCGTTTGATGCAGCAGGAAATATCGTGAGCAAGGTCACAGAGTCCACGGCACCGGCGGGACTTACAGAAGAGAAGTTCTTCGCTAAGCCGATCCTGACAGATGCAGACCTTACAACAGCAGTAGGAGCGTGATCACATGAAATCCAAGCTGATTAAGTTAACAGACGGATCAAAACTGGAAGTAAAAGTTAATTTTTACACTTTATATCTGGTAAAGATGAATGGAATTGACAAAAAACTGGATGGAAGAACAGAGGAAGATTTGACCGAAGAGGAGAATGTCGAACTTGCAGGCAAACTGATCTATGTGATTCTTCGGTCAAACGGTCTCAAAGTAGACGAGGAAGAGGCAATGATGCTGACTCCGATGGATGCCGACAGCATCCGTGAGATTTTCGAGGAGTTTGAAAAAAGACTCAACGAATATAAAAAAAAAGAACAGGCGAAGAAGTCTGTTGCTCCGAGGGCGAAGAAGTCAGCGAGGCAATAGACATCGACTGGGCAGAATACATGGTGTGTGCAAGAAAGATGGGAATGAGTGAAGATGAATTTTGGAACTCAGATCCTGTCTTTTTTAATGAATGCCTGGAAGTATTCACAGAACTAGAAAAACGGAAGGGAGGTGCTTTGATTGGCTAGTAATGACGGCTTGAAAACTGTCGGGTTGACCTTCAAAGCAGATGGAGCGGTTGACTTTAGAAAATCACTGACAGATGTAAACAATGCGGTCAATGAGAACAGGTCAGCCTTTAAACTTGTAAAGTCTGAATGGGATAAAAGTACATCGTCAGCCGATAAACTGAGAGCGACGCAGGAATATCTACAGAATCAGACAGAAGCGTATACGCAGAAAGTCGATAGGCTGACAGAAATCTTGAAAGCACAGGAGAATGCACAAGTGCGAGACGAAGCTGCTATCTCCAAAACAAGGCAGCAGCTGGATAATGCAAAAGCATCTCTGAATAACTACAAGAGCGGACTTGAAGATGTAAATAAGAAGCTGGAAAGCGGTGCTGCGACACTGGAAGACTACTCCAAGAAGGTTAAGGACTTCAGCGATACCACCGGAAAGATTGGAAGTTCACTCACAAAGAATGTGACGGCTCCAGTTGCGGCAGCAGGCACAGGAATTATGGCAGCATGGGCGCAGGTTGATGAAGGAATGGATATCATCGTGCAGAAGACGGGCGCTACTGGTGATGCACTGGAAGACATGCAGGATTCTGCAAGGAATATAGCCAAAACCATTCCGACAGACTTTGCAACAGCTGGTTCGGCTGTCGGAGAGGTCAACACAAGGTTTCATCTGACAGGACAGGAACTGGAAGATTTGTCGGCAAAGTTTGTTCGGTTCGCAGAATTAAATGATACAGATGTATCTTCTTCCATTGATAGCACACAGAAAGTTATCGAGGCATTCAACCTGACAGCTGAAGATGCTGGTGCACTGCTCGACACAATGAATAAGGTCGGACAGGACACTGGAATCTCAATGGATGCGTTGTCCTCGTCAATGGTCAGCAACGCTGCATCACTCAAAGAACTCGGAATGTCTGCAGCAGACGCTGCTACATTTCTTGGCCAGTGCGAGACATCAGGAGTTGACACAAGTGCAGTTATGGCAGGACTTAAGAAAGCCCTTGTCAATGCATCAAAAGAGGGTAAGAGCATGAAAGATGCGCTGTCAGAGCTGCAGAATACGATGGTTAATGCAGGGAGTTCTTCTGAGGCTTACAATGCTGCGGTTGAACTGTTCGGAGCGAAAGCTGGTCCAGCACTCGCAGAGTTCTGCCAAAGTGGAAAGCTAAACTTTGACGAATTAGGCGCATCGCTCAATGATAACCTCGGAAGTGTCAACGATACATTTGAAGCTACACTGGATCCGGCTGACCAGTTTAAATTGACACTGAACGAATTGAAAGATGCTGGATTTGAAGTTGGAAATGCATTAGGACCAGTCCTTGCGGATTGTTTACACATTGTCACTCCGATTCTTCATGACATCATTGGTAGTTGGAATTCACTGTCTCCTGGTACACAGGAAATGATTATAAAGTGTGCGCTGTTGGTTGCAGCACTAGGGCCCGTCTTCAGTATAATCAGCAAGGTTTCTAGTGGTGTGTCCACTGTGATTGATGTAACGTCAAAGCTAACACCAACCATCAGTGGGGCAAAAACAGCCTTCGCGGCATTTAACGCAATTCTTATGGCGAATCCAATCTTTTTGGTTATTGCAGCTGTTGTTGCGTTAATTGCAATTTTCGTTACACTTTACACAAAATGCGAGTGGTTCAGAGACGGAGTTAATGCAGTGTTTGCATCGATTCGTGATTTCATCAAGGGAGTAATCGACAAAATCAAGGGATTCTTCAACTTTGAGTGGAAACTTCCCAAAATTAAACTTCCACATTTCAAGGCGAGTGGAGAATGGTCGCTTGTTCCACCAAAAGTTCCAAAGTTTTCGGTTGACTGGTACGCAAACGGCGGTATCTTGAACAGCCCAACTATTTTCGGCATGAACGGAGATAGAGCAATGGGCGGTGGAGAAGCAGGAGCAGAGGCGGTTCTTCCAATCGAATTGCTGAAGACATACATCCGTGATGAAATGCAGACAAACAATGCTGCGCTTGCTCAGATGATTGCAGAGGCACTGTCAGAGCTGACATTTGTTATTGAAAATAACATTGCACTGGGAGATAAGAAGCTTGCAGAGATTCTTGTTGATGCGGTTATCAAAAAGATGTCACAGAGCGTGAAATGGAAGAAAGGAGCTGTGGGAGTCTAATGGAAGTAAATTTCATGGAAGTGGAATACAACAATATTCTTGCATCAAGTCTTGGAATCTATGCTAAGACGCTTCCGTCAATCCCGATGGCAGTTCAAAAAGAATCCTCGGTAGAAATACCGGGGAGTGACGGAACAATGCACATCCTGGATGGCGGATATGAATCGACGGAAATCAAGATTGATTTTAATTATATCGGACCGTCAGACAAGTGGGATGAACGTTGGGGATGTGCAAAGAAGTGGCTGTCAGCAAGAAACAAGATGCTTCGACTTGGATCAGATCCGGATCATTTCTATAAGATTCTGAAAGTTAGTGCTGATGATGCAGAGCATACAAGCGAGCGGATTGGAAATTTCACGGCTACTTTTCAGACAAAAGATGGTCTGAGGTATCTGCTAGAGGGACTTAATGAGCACGCAGCAGAAAATGTGAGCTTTAATCCTTATGAGATATCCCATCCAATCTATAAGATTAGCGGAGAGGGAAACTGCAGTCTGATTGTAAACGGAAAGAAAATGTCTGCGGATGTTGGACAGAATCTTACTATCGATACAGATAGAAAGATTGCATACAGAGCAGATGGAACATTGAGCAACACAGCAGTGTCAGGAGACTATGAAGACCTTTTTCTACAAGAAGGAGAAAATGAGATATCAATCACAGATGGGTTCAATCTGAAGATTATTCCTAATTGGAGGTGCTTATGATTCAGATTTATAAACCGGAGAATACAGACTATAAGCACAATGGAGATATGACATTACTTCCGGATGAAGCAACAATCCACGTTATCTTGAACGGAGAATGGACAGCTACATTGGAACATCCGATTGATCCGGAAGGACGATGGAAGTATATCGTAGACAATACAGTAGTTAAGATGCCATCTTTCAATGGTGAGCAGCTATTCCGAGTGAAAAACAAGGAAAAGAAAGATTCAGGAGTGAGCGTAGATCTTACTCCTGTTTTTCTGGACGCAAAGAATGATTGCTTCCTGGTAGATATCCGGCCAACAGATAAGAACGGACAGGAAGCACTCGACCTAATGACAGCACCGAACGCAAGATATACAGCAAAATCAGATATCAAGACCGTATCGACTGCTTATTACCAGACAATGAATCTGATTGAAGCAATCAATGGAAACAATGACAATTCTTTCGTTAATCGATGGGGTGGAGAGATTATCTATGATAACTATACCGTGACAATCAATGAGAGAGCTGGTGGCGATTATGGAGTGCAAGTCCTATATGGCAAGAACATAGTCAAGGATGGATTCTCGGAGTCTGTAGATATGACCGATGTAGTAACGAGGATTGTCCCAAAATCATACAACGGATACATGATAGAGGGAGAAGAACCTTGGACAGATTCTCCGCTGATTGAAAAATATCCGACAGTGCATTATGGAGTGATGACATTTGAGGATGTTAAAATGCGCGAGGATGCCGGTGAAGATGATGAAGAAAATGGAGCCACGATTTGCGATACACAGGAACAGCTGGAAACAGCACTAAGAAAGAAATGTGAGGAACAGTTTAAAAACGGGGCAGACAAGCCAAAAGTAACTATTGAAGCAAATATGGAGTTACTACAGAATACGGAACTCTATGAGGATGTGAAAGACCTGGAAAAGGTATCTCTTGGTGACACAGTACACTGCAATCACTCTAAGCTAGGCATCAAATCAGATGCGAGAGTGATTGAATTAGAATGGGATGCGATAAGAAACAAGCTGACATCCGTGACACTTGGAGAGTTCCAGTATAATTTCCTAAACGATGTATCTTCCATCATGAATAGAGTTGAACAGGCTATCCGTGAGGACGGTTCGGTTATCGGCCAGCAGATTCAAGGAATCATCAACGGAGTGCAAGCACAGATGCGTGCACAGTCTTCTATAGCGAAAAAGCAAGAGGTCAGAGCGATTCTGTTTGAAGATTTAGATCCCGACTCACCAACATTTGGAGCGATGTGTCTCGGAACTCTTGGCTTTGAAATTGCTGGAGAACGCACAGCTGATGGAAGGGACTGGAAGTGGAGCACTTTCGGAACAGGAAAAGGGTTCTATGCAGATTTTATCGTTGCCGGAACAATGCTTGCTGACCGAATCAAGGGCGGAACACTGGAGCTTGGAGGCGAGGACAACGGAAACGGTATTGCAAGAGTGATGGATGCAACTGGAAAAGAAATCGTCCGTCTTGACAAGGGTGGAGTCTATGCTATTGGAAGTTATGTATGTGAGAATGTTGGGGGATTGAATAGAAGAACAGAAATAAAATCCGGTTCAATTATGTTTTCCAAGAGAGATAAAAGCAATCCTATATTCATAGAAAGGTCAGGAGATGCAATTGTGGTTCGATACGGAGGAACATTTGAAGATGCAACAGATTCACATACGCTGATGAGAATATTTAGTGATGCGATATATTTCGATACTGATAAAATCGGACCCGGAGGAGTGGCAGGAAAGACAGGAAGAGCCGTGTTTTCAGACGGGACATATATGGACTTTGAAAACGGATTTCTTATGGGAGGAACAACGAAAGAGGGTGAAATCTGATGTCTTGGACGATAAGCAACAATTATTTGACAGAGACTCAGATGCAAGGAAACGCACTGGAAGTATGGAAGTACTTCTCGGGCAAAGGCTGGACCCTGAACGCGATCGGCGGTATCCTCGGCAATATGGAGAAAGAGTCAAACATCAATCCGGGCTTGTGGCAAAGTCTGAAATACGGCAATTACAGTGGCGGGTATGGTCTTGTTCAGTGGACACCGGCTACAAATTACACAGACTGGGCGAAATCAAACGGGTACGATATCACGGATCCGAACGGACAGCTCTATTGGATTGATGCATTATCAGCATCAACAGGGCAGTGGATAGCCACAAGCTCTTACAATATGACCTGGGAACAGTTCAAGGGCAGTTCAGAGTCTCCGGAATACTTGGCTAGTGCCTTTCTGAAGAACTTCGAACGTGCCGGTGTAGAGGTTGAATCCGAAAGACGGAGTTGCGCAAGGAAATGGTATGACTACTTGGAAAAGTATGCAGAAGGAAGCAAGATCATCGACAATGCTGTGAGTTGGGCAGTGAATATCGCAAATGATGACAGCCACGGCTACGATCAGACACACAGGGACGGACCGGATTACGATTGTTCGTCCCTTATTTGTTGGGCGTATTCCAATGCAGGACTCAATACAAGACCAGGATACACACCAGCAACCGGATCCATGCATGATGTTTTTATTGATGCAGGATTTGAAGATGTGACCTCGCAGATCAATCTGCCAACAGGAGCAGGACTGGTCCGTGGGGACGTTCTCATCAAACCGGGAAGCCATACAGAGATGTCAATTGGAAACGGTCAGCTTGTGGGAGCATCCCAGAATGAGCACGGCGGAGTCACGGGTGGCCAGACAGGTGATCAGACCGGCGAAGAAATCCATGTGCACGGATATTACAACTATCCTTGGCAGTATGTATTGAGGTATCCGGGAGGTGGAGTTGCACCAGTGCAAGGACTCAGCATCGTCCGATGGATACCTGGATAAGCAGGAAAAAGATCAGAAAAATAGAAGAGACAAGAAAGGAATGGAATAGATGAATACGATCAAAAGAGATGTCTACGTGCTTAGAAATACAATCAAGATTCCAATCGAAGTTACAAAGGGGACGGATGCTATTTCCTTCGAGTTTACAGTCCGGGATTACAATCTTCCGGTCACAGCTGCAGCAGTAGCTTACGCATACCGAGGAGGGATGAAGAAGCCGAATTCTACACTTTGCAATGTGGAGGATAATGTAATCAGCTTTCAGCCAAGCGCAAACTTCTTTGAGGTTGGGAACAATGAACTGCAGATCCGCGTGATCAATGAGGACAAGTCACTCATCTCATTCAAGGAAAGAGTAAAATGTTCTGATGCAATGGGATTCCCAGACGATGATGCAGAAAATCAGAAAACGCTTGTGGAACAGATTCTGGCTAAAACAGGACAAGAGGCAGGGGAACGAAAAACAGCAGATGAAAAAGAAAAGCAGGAGCGGATTGAAGCAATCAATACGGAAAAAGCAGGGAGAATCGCCGGGGATGCCAGAGAGAAATCCGAACGTCAGGCAGAGATAGCAACAGAGAGAGCGAGAATCAACCAGTTTACCAAGTTGGCCGCTGGCTCTACTACAGGGGATGCGGAACTTATAGATGGAAGAACGGATGTAGATGGAGAAGTCCATGAAAACATTGGAGACGCCATGAGAGGACAGGCAAGAAAACTAAGGGGGCATCTTGTTGTCCGTCAGAAAGAACAGCCAACAGATCCGAACAATAATGTATGGATCTCAGATGAAGATGACGAGGTGGAAGTGCCGGATATGGGGGAATTTAATTCTCTCAAGGAAGACATAGGTGATTTAAAAAATATATTGGACGAATTTCCAATAAACTTCACTAGAGGGTATCACGTAACATATGTATCAAATGGTGTAACGAAAGTAAAAGAATCGTCCGATACAGCCAGTTCTGCATATCAACAACGAGTAAAAAGCCCTAGCTATGATAAAGGAGTAATTCCAGTTGGAAGTAGTGTTATATGTAAAGGACTGGCTACAGCTAGAGTGTGGTTTGTAACTTATGAAAACACTCTGATTGGGTACACAGAATTTGTGAAAGAATATACTATACCTGAAACATACAATGGTAGTTCTTATGATCGAATATATATTGATGCTAAAAACAATGATTCTTCTGTGATGGAAACGAATTACGCCAAAAAAAATATCCGTGTCGTGGGGGAAAAGAATATTCAAGATAGGCTTGCTAATGTTGAAGAAGAAGCTGAGAAAGCAATAAAATACATCACACCATCTAAAAAAAGATGCTGGACAATCCACAATCAAGAAGACATGTATGTGTTGGAAAATGGGGATAAAACCCCCGTAAAAGCATATTTGGACAAAGAAACAACACCATCTGGTACTATGTATGTAAATAACGGAAGAACGGTTTATCGAAATGCTGTAACATCCCCACTGTTTGAAAAATTAACATGGCTAGTATCTATCGGTACGGTAGGAGATTTTGCGTTCGGAACAAAAGATGTGAATGGTGGAGGAAATGGTGTAAAATGTGTTATAAGTCCGTCTAACAAAACCATAAAAATCTATCATAGTGATTGGGATGGAACGGATAATATAAAAAGAAACCTAACATTTGATTTCGTGATTAGTGCGAATGAAAAATATCTTCTTGAGATTTCAAAAGACGGATTGTACAGCATTAGTTTTTGCTTTTCGTGTATTACGGATACAGCAAAAACATTTAAATATGAACACATAGCAGATAGTGCTCAATTAACGAATAAAATACGTGCATGGGGAGGAGTTGCTTTTCAATCACTTGGCGGTCAGTTTAGACTATGGGAAATGTCACAGAAAACATTAGTTGACGAATATTTTAATCTTCTTTTAATTGGAGACAGCTTTATAGAAGTAGCTTCCACTTTGATTCCGTCAAATGCAGGATTCGCATATCTTGTCAGAAAAGAATTAGGCACAAAATGTTCCGCTTCCGGACGTGGGGGAGCTACAACGAGTGAACTTTTACAAAGGATTAAAACAGATGGTGATGTTGGAAAATACAAATTTGTTTTTTTACAAATTGGAGCAAATGATAGTATCTCAGAAACAATCACGGTTGATATTTTTAAAAAGAACCTACTTAATATAATTGATTACTTTATAGAAAGGGGTGTTGAACCAGTATTGACAACAATTCCAATTAGAACTGATAGCGATAATACAAATTTTATAACAAAAGTGAACCCTTGGATTAAGTCGCTTGGATATAAATTTGTAGACGAGTACAACATAGTTCGTGGGGAGAATGTTTTGTCTGATGGTATTCACCTGTCAAAAAATGGAAATACTTGTATTTTTAATAGCATAAAAGGTGTGATTCCTGAAGTATTCAGCTAAAGAGGGCATAAAGCAAAAATTAGGAGAGGCTAATATCTCTCTTTTTCTATGCAAAAATTTAGTAAACCAACCGCAGAAAGGAGAAACCACACATGAGTGTATTCATAAAGAAATCCAAACTAAGAGTAAAAAATGAAGACGGAACAAGTTATACCGGAGTAATGAATGCCGTAGCAGAAGAGAGTACAGAAGAATTAATCAAGCAGATCGAAGCCAAAGGAGAGGAAGTAGTAGCAAAGGGAAAGAAGACACTGGAGAGCATCCCAGAGGATTATACAGTGCTGGAAGAGACGGTGGGTGAACTGAAGGAAGATAAAGTTGATAATTCTGATATCATATATAATTTGTCTGCAATGCTTGAACCCTTTATTCAAAAACAGGAGATAACAGGTACATGGGATGAAAATTATACAGGATATATAGATAAGCTCAATGGAAATGCTGTTAGTTATGACCAAATGCGAATGATATCTCTTCAAGTAAAAGAACATGAAATTTATGATATAAAATCAAGAGTTGGTTATCGTATGACTTTATGGTCAATACATGATAGTTCTGGAAATATAATTAAACTTTGGAAAAATTCCGATATTTCTCTTCCATTTGACTATTATGAAGATATTGGAGTTGCAATTCCAAAAAGCGGAGTAGAACTTAGAGTATACGCATATGTAGGACACCTACACTCTTATATAAGGAGATATATTGCTAAATTTTATGTTGATAGTCCGCTGAAAGGAAAAAAATGGTGTGCTATTGGAGACAGCTTGACGGATTCAGCTACGCTGAATGGTGATAAAAATTATGTTGATTTTATCACCGATGAAACAGGTGTTATAAGCGTAAATAAAGGTATAGGTGGAACTGGCTATCTGAATAACAATAATGGCGCAGATACAACTTTTTATGAAAGACATTCCGACTTTCCCAAAGACGCAGATATTTATACGTTTTTCGGTTCTTTTAACGACATGAATCTTTTCGACGATAATAGTATAGGGAATATCGAATCAAATGATAATACAACACTAATGGGTGCTATGAGTTTGGCTATAAGGTCTATTGGTTATATTAATGAAAATGCAGTTGTTGGGGTTATTCTACCAACACCATGGGCATCATATAATGGCACAACATTATCAAAAAGTGTAAAGAGCGAAAAATACATTAATGCACTTATTGCTATTTGTAATAAATATAGTGTTCCATATCTTGATTTATACCATCAAAGTGGTTTAAGACCATGGGATGTTAATTTTAACAAAATATATTATAAAGATGATAATGGTGATGGAAACTATTCTGAGGGTGTACATCCAAATTCATTTGGACATGAAAAATTCATTGCACCAAAAATTAAATTGTTTTTAGAATTTTTAATTAACTAAACGAGGGTATAGTTAACTAAGAACATAAATAAGTTTCCCGTTCATTTTTTTAGATGAAAATA